ACGTTTTTTGTTCGCTTCTTCTGCTTTTTCCCTTACTAATATACTTTCATATATTTTTGCAAAGTATGTAACGTATTGTATATCTTCTATTTCATATATCTTAAAGAGAAATTCTGCAGATGACCAATCTTTTCCCAGATACATGCCTGACATACCCTCCCACCTGTCAGGTAAAAGGTCGAATATAAAAAATGCCACTTGCACTTCAGGTGGAAATACTGAAGCATCTAGTGGCATTTTGTCGGGATCTGGCTCTTGTTCGAGTTGCTCACACAATAGCAAATATGTTTCTATAGAAACATCGGAAGTACTCTCTTTTACTGATCGTTCAAGTAACTTTATTATCTCAGTTACTTGTTCCCAGTAAAATTTTCCAAATCGCCTACTGTTTCTGTTACCCATGTATCAAACATGTTGGCATTCTTCATCAGTAGTTCTGCATTTTCTTGTGTGTAAGGCAGCTCATCATCAGGTTCAAGGCTAGAAACATCCACTAATAGAAGCTCTTCTAAGTATCGATATTTTAGACCCTTCCACCCTTTAATTACTGCTTTAGTGTATTCTGTCAAAAACTTATCATCATTCAGCTCTTCTTCAGGCTGATGTGTTTTTTTGTTAAATTTTGTGGTTACGCATCTTTTTCTTAATTTAACTAATTCTTCCCGAGCTAGGTAGCATAAATCTACATCCATGCCAATATATCCAGGGAAATCAACCGTAACAGTTTTACTAGCAGTCATTAAACTGGCTAGGGAAATAGGGGTATCGCTCATTTATGTGTCCTTTTAAAAATAGAAATAGTAAGTTTTATATCGTATAGTATATAGGAGAGGAGGAGGTTTGTCAAGAATTATTTTTTGGAGGTGAAATAAAAAAGGGGCCGAAGCCCCTTTTCTAAGTTATGCCGCGCCTACGTACTTAATAGTCGCTTCGTTCGTGCTAGCAATAGTTGAGGGTAATCCATGGAAAGAAGTCTCCAAGGAAATAACGTCCTCAATACCGTGAGCAGGAATCTCAAAGTGGGCGGTGCCCATAGCAAATTCCATACGAGGTGTTGCAGAAGCTCCACCAATCTTGAAAGCAGTACTAAAAGAGTTAGTAATCAGTGATCGTGCCCCTGCAGCTGTCATATCGTTAAAGAAGTCTGTAGACGTTCCAGTATTAGTATTAGAATCTAGACCAAGATAACACGAGAAGTTTCCTGAGATTGATCTTGCGCCTGTAACATGACCTACTGGAGTATTTACAGCTCCTAGTGTTTCTGGAGTAATATAAGTAATATTATTAGAAATAGTAATTGCACCGCCTGTTAGAGTCAAAGTGTATACACCTGACCCTGAGCCGGGAAAATTACTAGTGTCATTAGCTGTAATTGTGAGCTGAGTTAATCGATTACGAATAAAGTTATCCGTTGCATCTACATCTTCATATACAGTTTTAGTAGGTTTACTATCTGAAGTAAGTGTAGAACCAAAACCAGACCAGCTAATTGTAGCTAGCCCATCAATATCAAAATCAATAGAAGCTTCGTTTACTACTGCACTGGCAATTTTATAAACCTGTGGATTATCTCCTGCATCATCAAGAGAGAAGAAAATATCCGCTGTACCTAAAGTTGTTGTATTAGAATTAGCAAAGCTAATATCTAAGTCTGTAGCATCACGTGTGAAGCCGGTAAAATCATTAGAAGTATAAGTGGCATCACCTACCATTAGCGCCCACAGTACTTCTTCTACTGCGTGATGAGCTACAGCATCATTTGCTGCGCCCGAGCCTGTTCCCGCCGATTTGAACGGACGAACATATGTTGAGAAGGACCACTCGACAGGAGCAAGTGAGTCGTTGAACATTCTTCGTCCACGCTTACTGACTCCAGAGGAATCTTCCATCTCTGCCAGAGTTACCTCTGTTGAGTTTGTTGCTTGTGAAAAGCTAAATCCATCAAGTACGGGAACTTCCCAAATTGCTGCTCCAATCTTGATGTACACTTTCGTGTCGCGACTAAAATATAAAGTATCGACTGCCATAGTTTTCTCCTATGAATCTTGAAAAGACCTGGACGTGAACATTTGTTCTTGCCAGAATTTTCTAGTATTGAATCTCTATTGTTATTTCTCCAACACCTAGAGGTTCTAAAGCTCCTTCATCAGTATCAATACTGATTATAGAGATTTGATTAGTAGTAAATAAATTATTTTGCTTATCACTATACTGTAATCGTGAGTTTTCTTCAATAACTGTTTCTACGTCTTCCATTAATAAATTTAAGGCTTCTTGAGCATTTTCTTCGTTGACATAACAACGTAATACTACACCTAAGAACCTGTCCTTGTATCCGCCGGCTTGGTATTGGCGGGTTTCGCTTCCTGCATTTAAATGAATTGCAGGAAATTCTTCTATTTCATCCCAAAACTTTAAAAAAGGGTGAACATTATTTGCAACATCTGTAAGCATGGCCCCAGAACCATCAATGCCTTTTAGCTTCTCTGCTAGTGCTTTGAGTATATTAGACCTACGTGAAGTATAAGTTCTTTCTATAGTCATTACACTCTCCTAGTATATAGTCTTACTTGTACCAATTCTTTTGCAATCTCTCTTATCGACTGATCTATTAAAGCTCTAGGGTCTCTCCTAACACTGGCGAATCTAGAACCACTACTACTCTCAAAAACTTGGTAGGGGTTCTTTTGATACGTATAACCTATACTTGGTAACCCTGAACGAGTTGCTAAAACATCTGTTACTCGTACACTACTTGCGAATGTTCCTGATCTATAGTTTAGTGCGGGTGTTCCCATGTTTTTAGCTACTGTATCCGGTAGCTTTGCATTTAATAATGTCAATAGTCCTGTTACTGAAATTGATTGATTTGATCGTCGATCCTTTCCTGCTGGTCTTTGTTTAATCTTTCTTAACCGCTTTCTAGCTGTTTTAGCAGGGGCTTTCTTTTTACTTGTAGATATTGCCGTACCTTTTGTTTTCTTTTTTCTGTATTTCTTTTTTGGGTCAATAGTAGAAACAATCATTTCTTCTAAATCTTCGGGTATAGTACGAGATCCACGAAGATCTGTTATATCCATATTTCCAAGGTCTCTGGTAAAAGAGTCCATACTTCCTTTTACTATATCAGCAAACATGCCGCCTACCCAAGCTGATAAACGTCCCTTAAATTGATTTAATTCTTTCCACTCTAGCTCTAACTCTATCGTACCTTCTATGCCACGAAGTAAACTTACATCTTTTGTCCAGTCTACTTTTAGGTCCGCTCCTGACTCTACCGCTGCGCGTAATTTATCGATTAGCTCTATCTTATTTTCTGATGTAGAGCCTACTATCTTGTCTATCTTGTCTATATCTCCAGTTATCTGATAAAGAGCTAATAAAGCTTTTCTTTCATCCTGGGTAAAGTCTGGATCGTCCTCAAAGGTATCTAAAGCCAGTGCTATATAGCCTCTAAGTACACTTATGTTTTTATGTCCTAACTCGTAGCTTTCAGATAGATCAGGAAAAAGTTTTGCTGCCACCCTTTTTTGCTGTCTAAAATTAGCTTTTTTATCTACTATCTTCTTACCTGTTCTTATCTGGAAGGCTTGACCGTCTACTTGAAAAGTTTTTCTAGACGACTCTTTGTCTTTTTGAGACATCCCTTTGCTAGCTTTCTCATATGCTTTTCCAAACTCTTCGTATTTTTTAGCAAACTCTCCATCTACCTGAAGTATTTGCTTTACTTGAGGATTTCTATCAATAGCTTTCCTTAAAACCTTTGACTCTAGAAAAAGTCTTCTACTAAGAGTACCTGCTATACCTTTTACGGATCTTGGCTTTATAAGCTTAGCCATTAAAAATTCTTATACAAGTCTAAGACTCGTTTAATGTGGTCAGGAAATGCCACATTATCACGTTGACTAGTAGACGCTTGGTTCTGGATGCTTGCTGCACCAAGAGTTCTTCGTTCTTTATGCTCATCTTTAAGATAGTACGTAACCAAATCAATTACTGCTAATCTTAGATCTGCGGGGCAGGTATCGTATCCTGCCTTATAAACTACTTCTACAGAGCCAGGGCCATGGGGCCAAAACATATAGCCACCTTGATTTGTTCTTAAAATACTATCAGTACTATAATCAAAATAGTACTGATAGTCAGTTGTTGTTAGTGTTTCATAAGAAGAATCATAAGAAGATCTTTCTTTTACACTTACTACTGTATTAACAGGAGTTTCTGTTAACTGAACCGCATATGTGTTCCAAGTAATATTAAAAGTTTCGGTCTTGTTAGTGGCAAAGTAGTCTACTAAACTATTCCCACAATAGGTTTTTACTAATTGACTCACGGATGGAATTAAAGAGTTCAGTCTCAAATCTTCTTTTGGAGACTGAATTCCCTCTGACTCTTTATACTCTGCTAATGTAATTAAGTTTGCCATAAGTCCATTAATAAAAACCTTGGGGGAGGAAACCCTCCCCCTCAGTCTCTAGCTGTTATTAAGCTACTGAATCGATCTTGATACAAGGCTGATCTGCGCCTGCACCTGCGACGATTTCGTTGAAGCCCAAAGATTGGCTGGCAACGATTACGCGACGCTGATTCAATACTTCGTAATCCTGCTCGACGGTTACACCGCGGAGTCGTGGAGCTACGTAGTTTCGTGCGTATACTGCGAATGCTACTGGTACACCGTCGCCTTCTGCTGCGAACTCTTCAGAAACGATTACTGGAGAGCCGAAAACAGCTCCAACAGTACCCGTTACTTTGATAGCCAGTTCAGTACCGACTTCGTCTAAGCTTTGGAAAGCTGAGTCGCTTAACAAATCATAGTACATTTTTTGACTGACGATGAAAGTAACATCAGAAGGATTCAAGCCGTACTTACCCATTTCCTTACGAGCATTCAACAAGTCAGCACCCGTCATGGTGTTGAAAGAAACACCCGCAGCTCCGTTACCAGAGATGTCGTGAGTAATACCGGAAGCTGCACCGTGTCCATCAAGACCGGAAATAGTACCGTTACCTAAAAGGAAGGCCGATTCTACAGCGCGCCCGTGTGCACGTGCTACACCTTCAACCAACATAGGCATCAAGTTAATAAGAGTTTGCTCATCAACTTCGTTGTCCATAAAGGTGGTTGAGATCAAACGATAAGCATTCAAGATAACTTGCTTAGGCTGATACGTAGAGTTGCTTGCGCCGCGGTTCTCTAAAGTACCTGCGCGCTCAGTTGCACCTGCGCCGCTTGCCCATGATGCTGGTTCTACGTCTACCTGGATAGGAAGAACTGTAGACTTACCATTAACAGGGATTTCGCGGAACAAACGAGCTACTTTCAACTCATTCATGATTTCTTTCTCGATTAAACGAGAAACTTCTTGGTCAATATCGCCAGCATTAGTTGCATAGTCGATACCGGCTTTCTGTTGAAGATCTTGTGCAAAAGAAGTATTCCAACCCTTTTGAGTCATAACACCCAACATGTGAGCCTTCAAAAAATCTTGGCCCCACTTACTGACGTCAGATTTTTCAGCACGATCAGCGAATACTCGCTTAGACTCACGCATCTTCTGGATTTCTTCAGATTTCTCTTCGAGATCTTTCTTATACTGAGCAAGGACTTCACCCATATCTGCGTCTTTAGCAGAAAGTTTTTCTTGCATATCGCTAAGAAGCTTTTCGGCCCCTGACTCTACGCCAGTTCTAATTGCTGATTTAACTTCTTCAGCTTGAAGATTTTTAGCTTCTGCGTCTGCAGCGGCTTTTTCTTCGGCTTCTTGTACAGCTTTAACTTCAGCTGCTTTTTGCTCGGCTTGCTTCATTGCAATCTTTGCAGCAGTTTCCTCTGCTACCTTCTTAGCAAAAGCTTCCAAGTCGACTTCGGGAGTATTAATTCCTTCCGACATATTAGTCTCCT